TGTAGAGTAGTTAAATTAAAAGCTATTATGCCTATTACTGAATTATCTAATATTAAATTAAATGATAAAATAGTTTATAAGGATAAAAAATATATTATAAATCAATTTACAACTGATTTAACTTCAGGAGAAGTTGACTTTGAATTAATATCCGATTTTAGAGAAGTATCTAATTCTGTTGGTGGTAGATTTGCTTTAAAACAAACATTCTATGTAGATAATACAGCACAAGATTTAGAAGTTACTATTTTAAAATTAGATAGTGAAAAGTACGATGTAGAATATGCAGGTACTTCTTATGAGAATTTAGATAATTATGCAGATGGAACTTTTATAGTACCTATTGATGATAACACTACAGGTGAGGTAGCATATAAAGAAATAATAATAACTTATTACAACCCTAGAGTAATACAATATATAAACATTATACAAGATGCTTAAAAATATAATTCAATTATTGCAACTGCAAGACCATTATGGAGTTAGCGAAAATATAGAAATTGCAAAAGGTAAAAACGAATTACCTAGTACATTTAAACAAGGATATAGACAAATCAAAAGAAAATTAAAATGGCAATCGAAAAACAAATAAATCTAAATGTAGATAGTAATATAGAACCTACTATTGCAAATCTTAAATCGCTTAAAAGGCAATTAAAAGAAACTGCAGCAGGTAGTGCTGAATTTAATAAATTATCTCAACAAATTAGAGATTTAGACGATAGCATTAAAGACGCTAGTAAAACGTCTGATGATTGGGCAGGATATTTGGAAAATGCTTCTGGTCCATTAGGAATGTTAGGTAAAGGAATTAGAAGTACCGAACAAACATTTTCTTCTTTTAATGGTGCTTTAAAAGCTTCTGTTATTGGAATTATAGTAGCAGCTATTAGTGGTATGGCTGCTGCTTTTTCACAGAACGATAATGCTATGAAGAAATTAAAACCTTTAATGGAAGGTTTTGAAAAGATACTAGGTGGAATATTTAGAGCATTAGAACCATTATTAGATTCTTTTATGGAATTAGCTATGCAAGCTTTACCATATATTACACAAGGTATTGGTTTGTTTTATTCTGGGCTTGTTGGTTTATTTACTTATGTAAAAGAAGCTGGTGGTGGTTATATTAAAATGATGAAAGGTATTGTTACCTTAGATTTTGATGCAGCTAAAGAAGGGTTTAATCAAATGAAAGATAGTTTTAAAAACGCTGTAAAAAGTGGAGAAGATGCTTATAAAAGATTTGATAAAGGAAGTAAAGAACAAACTAAATCTGAAAAAGAAGAACTTGCTAAGCGTAGAGAAGAACAACAAAAGCATAATGAAGAATTAGCTAAGAAACAACAGGAAGCTGCACAAAAAGCAGCAGAAGAAAGAAAAAGAAAAGCAGATGAAGCAAGAAAAGCAGAAGAAGATAGAAAGAAAGCTGAATTAGATTTAGAGCAAAGATATTTAGATGAATTACTAAATATGAATGCTAAAACAGATAAACAAAAGTTAGATTTACAAGCTCAAAGAGATTTAGAAGAAATAAATAGAATAGCTAAAACCGAAAATGAGAAAGCTAATTTAATGGCTTTATATAATGAAAAGTATGCTACTTTAAACCAAGAATTAAAAGACAAAGCGGATGCCGAAGCTGCCGAAAAACAAAAGACAAAAGATGAAGCAGAAAAAGCTGCTAAAGATAAAAAGGCACAAGAAGATATTGATAGAGAAAAAGGAGTAGCAGAAGCTAAAAAAAATATTCAACAAAGTCAATTACAAGCTGCCGAAGGTTTTATAGGTTTAATTAAATCTATGGGTGAAAATAATAAAGGTTTACAAAAAGCTGCTTTAATTGCTGAAAGTGCTATTGGTATTTCTAAAATTATAATTAATACTCAAGCTGCAAATGCTGCTGCTAGATTGAAATATGCTTTACTTCCAGGAGGTGCTGCTTTAGCTGCTACTGAAATAGTAATGAATAAAATAAATGCAGGTATTGGGATTGCTGCAAATATTGCTGGTACTGCTAAAGGTTTAGCTGCGCTTGGTGGTGGCAGTGGTGGTGCTGGTGGTGCTGATGTAGGCGGTGGAGGTGGAAGCGCTCCTGCTGCCCCAAGTTTTAATGTAGTTGGTACTGGTGGTACAAATCAAATAGCACAAGTTATGAACGATCAGGGCGCTGCGCCTGTACAAGCTTATGTAGTTGCAAGTAATGTAACATCTGCACAAAGTTTAAATAGAAACATAGTAAACAACGCTACGTTAGGATAAATAACAATTTAATATAATATTAATTTTTAAATAAAAAGTAAATGAACTTAATAGAATTAATTATAGACGATAACGAAGAATTGCAAGGTGTAGAAGCTATTAGCGTAGTAGAATCACCTGCAATAGAATCGGACTTTGTAGCTTTAAAAGCAGAAGAAGTTAAACTTGCTGAGGTATCTAAAGAAAAGCGTATCTTAATGGGTGCTGTATTAATACCAGAAAAACCTATTTATAGAAAGAGTGGAGATACTGAATATTATATTTACTTTTCAAAAGACACTGTAGTAAAAGCTTCACAATTATTTTTAAAGAAAGGCAACCAATCTAATAGCACTTTAGAACACCAAAAAGCTATTGAAGGATTAACTGTAGTTGAAAGTTGGATTGTAGAAGATCTAAATAAAGATAAATCTGCATTATATAACTTAAGTGTGCCTGTAGGTACTTGGATGGCTTCTATAAAAGTTGATAATGATGAAATTTGGAATGACTTTGTAAAAACAGGTAAAGTTAAAGGCTTTAGTTTAGAAGGTTACTTTGCAGACAAATTAGAATCTAAAAAAGAGTTAAGCAAAGAACTAACAGAAGAAGAAACTTTAATAGAGCAAATTAAACAAGTTTTAAGAAACGTATAATGGCTACAACTATAAATACAGCATACAAAGTTCACGTACAAGAAGCAACTCAAACGGAAGTAGATAATGTAAATATAGAACAAGGTGCTATGTTAGTTACTGATGAAGCTTTATTTATGGGTTTTAATAATGAGCAAGTAATAGTATACCCACCACAATCTGATAAAATGGGTTTAGGTTGGGCTAGATATGATGATACACAATATACTACTGCTTCACCTTATTCATTTAATACAACTGCTTTTGTTGTACCTAATAATAAAGGTAATGTATTAGATTCACATATTCACTCTGATACTGATTTTTATGCTAATAATAAACTAAAAGCTGAATTTGAAAACGATGTTTATATTATTACAATAGCATTTAAAGCTAAAATAAGTAATGCAAACGGATATATGGAATTGTATTTAGAGGGTGGTAATGGTACACCTTACGATAGAGTAAGAGATATTATTACTTTTCCTAAAGGCAATAATGTAGAACACTCTTATGCTAAAACTTTTCAATACTATTCAGATGATGATGTAGTTACAAATGGAATAAGCGTTAAAATGTTAGCTAGTCATTCAGGTCAATTACACGATGTAATTTATTTTATTCAAAGAACTCAAAACCATAAATATCAATAAAAATGAAAAAAACAAAAAGTAAAACAAGCCCTGAAAATGGCAGAAGAGGTTGTCTATGTGATGACGGAACTTATAAAGCAGAATGCTGCAACGGAGATTTATTAAATCAAGGAGTAGGTACTTTAGTAAGTCAAGGTGTAAGTCAAGTAACTAATGCTAATACAGCTAGAGTAATAAGTAACTCAAGAGGTTAAAAATATAACAAATAAATAATTATTAATTTTTAAAACAAAAACAATGCGTAACGAATTAAACAACATTACGAACAAGTTATTTAAAACTGATTTGTCTTTACACGAAGTAAAATTAGCTAAATCAATAGCAGAAATTGAAAAAGCTTATGAAAAAGGTATTGCTTTAAATAAACAATTTGATTCAGCTAAACAACAATATGATAGTGTAACTAAACAATTATCAGCAATATCTGAAGATTTTGTATCTTCTTATTTTATTGTTGTAAATGATGGAAAGGAAACTTTAAAAGCTATTGTTGATTTAGGAATTAAAGGTGCTGAAGTAGATAGATTAAAAACTGCTATTTCTGAAATGTCAGGTTTAAGGACTAAAATTGGAAACCCTACAGATTGGAAACCTAGAAATTAATTTAAATTAAGTAAATATGTCAAATGTAATTAATCAAATCAAAACCATTTTGGGTATGGAAGTAAAACTTGCTCAAATGAAGTTAGATAACGGAACGGTTTTAGAAGCTGAAGCTTTTGAAGCTGGTATGCCTGTTTTTATCGTTAACGAAGAAGATCGTATCGCTTTACCAGTTGGTGAGTACAAGCTAGAAGATGGTATGATGCTTATCGTTGTTGAAGAGGGTATTATTGCTGAAGTTAAAGAAGCAGAAATGCCTGAGTCTGAACCAGAAGTTGAAGTAGAGGTAGAAATTGCACCTGCTGCTGAAGAAGAAATGGCTGCTGAAACTTCAACACCTAAAAAGGTTATTGAATCTACAATTAGAGAATCTCATTTTTCTAAAGAAGAAGTAGATGCTTTAAAAGCAGAAATTGAAGCTTTAAAAACTGAGTTAGCTTCTTTAACACAAGTAGAAGAAGTTGTAGAATTATCTGCACAACCTTTAACCCACAACCCAGAAGCAACTGCTGAGGTTAAATTAAACTTATACTCACAATCAAGAACTAAAAATACTTTTGATACTGTGTTAAGTAAAATTTCAAAAATTAAATAATAATTAAAATTAAACACTAAAAAAGATGGCGACTACAACATCAATTACAACTACTTATGCTGGTGAATTTGCAGGGAAATATATTTCTGCTGCTTTATTATCAGCTTCTACTATCGAAAACGGTGGTATTGAAGTAAAACCAAATGTAAAATACAAAGAAGTAATTAAAAAACTTGCTACTGATGCAATCGTTAAAAACGCAACTTGTGATTTTGATGCTACTTCTACTGTAACTTTAACTGAAAGAATCCTTCAACCAGAGGAATTTCAAGTAAATCTACAACTTTGCAAAAGCGATTTCAAATCTGATTGGGAAGCAGTACAAATGGGATACTCTGCATTTGACTCTTTACCTCCATCATTTGCTGACTATATCTTATCACACGTCGCAGCTAAAGTTGCTGAAAAAACAGAACAAAACATCTGGAGAGGTGTTACTGCTAATGCAGGTGAATTCAACGGATTTGCTACTTTGTTAGCTGCTGATGCTGCTTTACCTACTGCACAAGAAGTTGCTGGAACTACAGTTACTGCTGCAAATGTTATTGCTGAATTAGGAAAAATCGTTGATGCTTTACCAGCTGCACTTTACGGAAAAGAGGATTTACATATCTATGTATCTCAAAACATTGCTAAAGCTTATGTAAGAGCATTAGGTGGTTTTGGTGCTTCAGGTTTAGGTGCTAATGGTACTAACACTATGGGTACTCAATGGTGGAATAACGGATCACTTACTTTTGATGGTGTTAAAATATTCGTTTGTAACGGTATGGCTGCTAACACTGCTATTGCTGCTGAAAAATCTAACTTATATTTCGGTACAGGTTTATTAAACGACTTGAATACTGTTAAATTAATTGATATGGCTGATTTAGACGGTTCTGAAAATGTAAGAGTCGTAGCTAGATTTACTGCTGGTGTACAATATGGAAATGTACAAGATATCGTAACTTACGGAATTACTAACTCTGCTAACTAATAATTAGTAAGATTAAACTTAAAAGGGTGGTGGAATAAACACCATCCTTTTTTTTATTAATAACTTTAAAAAAACATATATATGGCTTGCGACTTAAGTTTAGGCAGAATTGAACCTTGTAAGGATTCAGTAGGTGGCTTGAAAGCTGTTTATTTCGTAAATTATGGTGATGCTACAGGGTACACTTACAACGGCACTAATACAGATGTTATTGACGATGTTGCTGGTACTCCTACAGCTTATAAATACGATTTAAAAGGTGCTTCTACATTTACACAAAATGTAAATAGTTCAAGAGAGAATGGAACTACATTCTTTGAACAAGTATTGGCTTTAACATTTAAAAAATTATCTATTGTAGATAACAAACAACTTAAATTGATGGCCTATGGTCGCCCTCAAGTTATTGTTGAAGATAACAATGGTAATTTCTTTTATGCAGGATTAAAACACGGAATGGATGTAACTGGTGGTACTATCGTAACAGGTGGTGCTATGGGAGATTTGAGTGGTTACACTTTGACTCTTACAGGTATGGAACCAGTACCAGCTAACTTTATCGGAGATACTTTGGTAGGTGCAGGGTTTACTGTTGTTGTTGGATCTTAATATTTAATTATATTACTTTTAAAGGGTGGCTTTTTGCTGCCCTTTTTTAGTTATAACAAATTTGTAGTTTTTTAATTTTTAAAATAAAACAATGATAATACTAAAAGAACAAGTAGGAGTACAAACATTACGATTTATTGTAAATGGTACTACTGCTACTTCTATAGTTTTAATTGATGAAGAAACAAATGTAGAAACAGAAGTTAATTGCACATTTACTACTTCTAAATACTATATTCAAACTAGCGTAGTTTTAGATGTTTTAGAAAATAAATACTATACTATAAAAGTTAAAAATAATTCTAATGTAGTTTATACAGGTTTAGCTTTTTGCACTAACCAAACTATAGCAGATTATACTATAAACAAGGATGCTTATGTAGAGCATACTACAGATAACGAATTTATAATTTATGAATAACATACACATTTTAAATTTAAGTGCTTATACATCTCCTATAATAGAAGAAAGCAAAAATAAAGATTTTGTACAATACGGAACTGATAATAATTACTTTCAGTATTTAATTGATAGGTATCTTTATTCTAATACTAACCACGCTATTATTACTGGTGTTACCAATATGATATATGGTAAAGGTATTTCTGCAACTGATTCAAATAGAAAGCCAGATCAGTACGCACAAATGATGTCTATTATAAAAGGTGATTGCTTAAAGAAAGTAGCTTTAGAAAGAAAGTTATTAGGAATGGCTTCTATGCAGGTTATTTACTCAAAAGGTAAAGTAACTAGAGTAGAACATTTTCCTATGAACACTTTAAGGGCTGAAAAGTGTAATGACAAAGGTGAAATTGAAGCGTGGTACTATCACCACGATTGGAGTAAATACAGAAATGGAGATGTTTTAAAGCGTATTCCTGCTTTTGGTTTTGGTAATGGTAACGAAGTAGAAATTTATGTTATTAAACCTTATGTATCAGGTTATCACTATTATACTCCAATAGATTATTCAGGTGCTTTACCATACGCTAAACTAGAAGAAGAAATTGCAGATTACTTGATTAATGATGTAATGAATGGTTTTAGTGGTACTAAAGTAATTAACTTCAATAACAATATACCACCAGAAGAAAAAAGACAAGAAATTGCAAATGATGTTAAGCGTAAATTAACAGGTGCTAAAGGAGATAAAGTAATTGTATCTTTTAATGCTTCATTAGAGAATAAAACTACTGTTGATGATATACCTTTAAACGATGCACCTGCACACTACGAGTACCTTTCTACTGAATGTTTTGAGAAGTTAATTGTAGGTCATAGAGTTACTTCACCTATGTTGTTAGGAATTAGAGATACGGGAGGTGGTTTAGGTAATAATGCAGATGAAATTGAAACTGCAACTAGATTATTTGATAACATCGTTATTAGACCATACCAAATAGAAATTATAGATGCTTTAGATGCTATTTTAGCTGTAAATGATATAGCATTAAACTTATATTTTAAAACAATACAACCATTAGATTTTATCGATGTTAATACTGCTAATGCTACAACTAATGAAGAAGAAACTGGTGTCAAAATGGCTGCAGTATGTTGTTCAAGTGATAAGGATACTTCTGTGGATATAGCAGATAGTTTAATTAGTAAAGGTGAAAGCTTAGGTGCTGAATGGATATTAATTGATGAAAGCGAAGTAGACCAAGATTTAGAAGATGAATTAGATGCTGAAATAGATTTCTTAAATCAAAAAAGTAAAAAAGATAAAAATCTACTTTCTAAAATGTTAGATTTAGCTTCTACTATTATTGCAAGACCAAACTCAAAATCTAGCCAAGATAAAAATATCGATGGAATTAAATTTATTACACGCTACAAATATAGTGGTGATTTAGTAGGAGAAAGAGAATTTTGCAATAAAATGTTAAAAGCTGATAAACTTTATAGAAAAGAAGATATTAAACAAACTTCTTCTAATGAAGTGAATCCAGGTCAAGGCCACAATGGTAATAATTACGATTTATTCCTTTACAAAGGTGGAGTTAATTGTAAGCACAAATGGTTAAGACAAACTTATGTTTCTTTTGAAAATGTAAATATAGATGTAACTAACCCTAATGCTACAACTATTTCTACTAATAAAGCTGAAAAATATGGATATAGAGTAAGAAACCCAAAAGAAGTATCTATGAAACCTTACGATATGCCAAATAACGGACACCACCCAAATTATAAAAAATAGATATGGCTTACGCACTATTAATAAGTACAGAGGATGTAAAAAAGTTTACTATACTAAATGGAAATTTAGATGTAGATGACTTTATTCAATATATAAAGATAGCACAGGATATTACTATACAAAATTATTTAGGAACTGATTTATATAATAAGTTTCAAACTTTAATTATTGATGGTGATATTAACGATGCAGAGTTTTTAAAGTATAAAACGCTTTTAACTACCTATATTAAACCAATGTTAATACACTGGAGTATGGTTCACTATTTGCCTTTTGCAGCTTATACAATAGCTAATAAAGGTGTTTACAAACATAACTCGGAAAACTCTACTAATGTAGAAAAAAACGAAATAGATTATTTAGTAGAAAAAGAGAGAGATATAGCAGAACACTATACACAACGCTTTATTGATTATATGTGTTTTCAACAATCAGAGTTCCCAGAATATAATTCTAATTCAAATGATGATATGAACCCTGATACTAATAATTTTTATGGATCTTGGGTTTTGTAAATGGAGAAAAAAAGAAAAAAAGTAGGTAACTATAAACCTAAAGAAGAAAATAAACAAAAGCTAGAATTGTTTTTAAAAAAAATAGAAAATGGCAAATAATATAGATTGGGGTCAAGGTGTAAACAACAACGATATAGGTTGGGGTCAAGGTGCTATAAATAATAATATCGGTTGGGGTAGTGTTTACTCAGTTAGTTGGAGTGGAGAAACTGAATTACTAGGTAATGAATACGAATCAGTAATTGACTTTATGGCTAGAGTAGATACTGATAGCGGTACATTTGAAGCAAAACAATGTTTAATTAATACAATAGAAAATATATGAGTTTATTTGATAGTGCTTCTTTGGTAGTTACACCAAACGGAACGAAAGCATCAAAATTATATAGCATAATTCCTACTGATGGAAGTGGTGATTTAACTGTTACTAGAGCAACAACAGCAACGAGAGTAAATAGTGCAGGTTTAATTGAAAGCGTAGCTAATAATGTACCAAGATTAGATTATTTAAATTCAACTTGTCCGAGTATTTTAGTTGAGCCACAAAGGACTAATTTATTAACTTATAGCGAAGGTAATTTATCTACTTATGATATTAGTGCTAATTGTACAAATGCATCACCTTCTATAAATGGATTTTCTAATTCTATACAAGTACCTTCAACAGGAACAACTTATTTTTATAAAACTGCAACTACAACTTTATCACAAGTTTATACATTATCTTGCTTTATTAAAATGGATGATAATTCAGCACCTGTTTTAGGAGTTAATAGTTCTTTAGGTAATTTAAGTTTTGTAGCTAAAGGAAATATTGCACCTGATAATTTAAAAGTTACTTTAATTGGAAATAATATTTATAGAATAAGTGCAACTACTGTAGGTAATGGTACTCCGGGATATTTTGGAATTGTTAGATACTCAAGTCAAACGCTTAAAACTTTTAAAATATCAGGTATACAATTAGAATTAGGTTCTTACGCTACTTCTTATATACCTACAACTACAGCTGCAGTAACTCGTAATGCTGATGTTATTTCTAAAAGTGCAATAACTTCTTTAATAGGGCAAACAGAGGGTACGATGTTTATTGATACTAATATTGATAATATATCTGCTCAAATAAATGAACCTGTTTTATTATATGCTAAAGGAACTTCTTCTGCGTTTATAGAAATAACGCCTGCAGGACTTATTGGAGCTTATAATAATGGTTCTACTTTTACAGGTTTAGTTGTTTGGACAACAAGTTTACAAAATGGTAGGCACAAATTTGCTTTTGCTTATAAAAATAATGATTTTGTTTTATATTCTGATGGTGTTCAAGTAGGAACAGACACAAGTGGTTCGGTATCAGGAACTTTAACAAGTTTCGGTTTTCAATATGATGTAAGCCAATATATAGGAAGACAAAATATAAATGCTTCTGCACTTTGGAAAACTCGTTTAACTAATGCTGAATTAGCACAATTAACAACTATTTAAAATGTATATATATAAATTAAAATATTCGGATAAAGAAACTGCTTTAAAAGATTTATTAAAAAAAGGAGTTTATATTGAAAGCACAAGCTTTGATAAAGAATTAGTTTTATCTTTTGGAAATGGAATTCAGGCAGTAGTTGAATTAGGTTTAATTGTTTTAGTTAATGGAACTGTAGATAATGATTTAAATCAAGTAACTGCGCCTATTTACGCAGATGGTTATCACTTTGATATTATGAGTGAAAACAAAATAGATTTTGGTAAAAACGAAATAACAGTTAATAATCCAAAACATTATTTTGCAGGATACGAACCTAAAGTAGAAACAGATTTAAATACTTTAGAAAATGAAATCATATCTTAGTTATTTTCTTACTGGTTTAGTTTTATTTTTTGCACCTATTCAGGGCTTACTTATTGCTGTGGCATTTGGGATAATGTTAGATACATTTACTGGTATCTTTAAGAGTATAAAGTTAAACGGGTTGCAGTCTATCAGAAGCCGTAAACTTTCTAATGTTATCTCTAAAATGCTATTATACCAAGTATCTATTATTAGTTTATACACTATTGATAAATATCTTTTAAATGAATTAGTAAATCTACACTTTAGCACTCAGTTTTTATTTACAAAGTTAATAGCTATTATTTTAGTGTTTATTGAGTTAGTTTCAATTAAAGAAAATATAGAAGAAGCTTTAAATGTAGATATTTGGAAGTTACTTAAAAACTTAATGAAAAGAGCTAAAGAAGTTAAAACTGATATAGATAGTTTAAAATGATAATTACTAAAAATTTAACATTACAGGAATTAATACATTCTAATACTGCAAAAGCTAAAGGAATTGATAATAGTCCTACAAATGAGCATTTAAGAAATTTAATTGAAATAGCTAATAATATATTTCAACCTTTAAGAGATGGTATTGGTAAGCCAATTAGAATTTCAAGTGGTTATAGAAGTGAAAAGTTAAATAAAGCTGTAGGAGGTTCTAAAACATCACAGCACAATAAAGGTCAAGCTTTAGATTTAGTAGCTACTACAGGTTTTACTAATAAAGATATATTTGATTATATTAAAAATAACTTAGAGTTTGATCAAATGATTTGGGAGTTTGGTACAGATAAGAATCCTGACTGGGTTCACGTTTCTTATAATAAAGGTAAAAACAGAAAGCAAGTACTTAAAGCAATAAAAAAAGATGGTAAAACTTTATATATTAATTATTAGTTTATTTTTATTTAGTTGTGGTAGCAGAAAAGCTATTGTAAATAAAGCTGAAATTAAACAAGAAACTTCAAAAGAAACTACTACAACTTTAACTGATAGTAGTAATGTTACTATTAAATACGATATAACTACAGATTTACTAACTGTATTTGCTAAAGACACTTTAAAACCATTTACTTATAATGGTAATACCTATTTTAACGCTGTTTTAAGACACGAAAAGAAAAAAGATAACACTTTATATACTAAACAAAATAATGTTAAATATAAGCAAGTAATTAAGTATGTAACTAAAACTGTTACTGTAACTAAAACTAAAGAAGTAATTAAAAAAGAAAGTTACTTTAAATACATTATATTTTTACTATTATTAGTAGCTGTTTACTTAGCTAATAAATACAAAAAATACTTTATTTAACAAATTGTTAATAACATCATTTTTTTAAATTCATTTTT